AATTTTCACACGCATTTAAAAAAAATCTTCGAAGGGATCGATGGGTAACACGACGGCTGTCCAGAAAGCGGCGCAACAAAGCATCGCGGACAAACGCAAGCGTATTCTGCCCTGGAAGCGGAAAGGCTTGTCTCGCGTTGATCGCGTGATTGCTTTTCTGGAATTTTTACCGATCACCAAAGGCATCAAGATCGGCAGCAACCTGAAGCTATTGCCGGGCCAACGGCGGTTCATCGAGGCTGTCTATGGGTCAAGCGAAGTCCGGCTGGCGGTGCGGTCTGAACCGCGCGGCAACGGCAAGACCGGGTTGGTGGCGGGATTGGCACTCTGTCATCTGCTCGGGCCAGAGGCCGAGGAACGTGGCGAGTGCTATTCGGCTGCAGTCAACCGGCAGCAATCGGCGCTGATGCATGACGAGATGGCGGCGATCATCGAGGCCGTCGATGAATTCGCAGCGGTGACCCGTATCCGCAGCGGCGGGCAGCGGCGCTGCATCGAAGTGACGGAAGGCCCCGGCAAGGGTTCCAAATACGAGGCACTGTCGTCCGATGCACGGCGAGGCCATGGTCTGGCACCGTCGTGGTGGGCCTATGACGAGATGGCGCAGACGCGGGATCGCAAGCTGTTCGATGCGCTGCGGACCGCGATGGGCAAGCGCAAACGCTGCCTCGGCATCATCCTGTCGACCCAGGCCGAGGATGACGAGCATCCGCTATCGCAACTGATCGATGACGGGTTGAGCGAAAAGGATCCGTCGATCATCATTGACCTGACGGCTGTTCCGACCGGCGCCGACGTATTCAACCATGACGTGATCCGCGCGGCCAACCCGGCGCTCGGTGTGTTCCTGGATGCCGAGACACTGTTCAAGGAAGCTGAGCAGGCGCGGCGCATGCCGTCGGCGGAAAGCGCGTTCCGCAATCTGCGCTGCAACCAGCGCATTGCGGCATCGGCGGATATGCTCTGCACGCCGGCGGTCTGGTCGCTCGGCAATGGTCCGGTCAGCGATGAAGTATTTACCGACGGCCGGCCGGTGTTCGGCGGGCTCGATCTGTCGGCACGGCTGGATCTGACGGCGCTGGTGCTGGCGGCCGAGGACGACCATCACCGCATTCATCTGAAGCCATTCGCCTGGACGCCGGAAAAAACCCTGCTGACCAGGACGCAGCGCGACGGTGCGCCGTATGATGCCTGGCACCGCGACGGACAACTCAACGCCACGCCGGGGCTGACGATCGACTATGACTATGTGCTGGCCGACATCGTGGCTGCCAGCAGCGGCATGAACCTGGTGCGGATTGCCTACGACAAGTGGAACATCATCCGTTTGATTTCCGACATGGCCCGGCTCGGCATCGTGCTGCCGCTGGAGGGGTTCGTACAGGGCTACAAGTCCTATTCGCCGGCCATCCGTGAATTCGAAGTGGCGGCGACGGAAGGCCGGCTGGTTCACGGCGGCCATCCTGTGTTGCGGTGGTGCATCTCGAATACCGTGCTGGTGCATGAGGCGGGCACGCCGCAGCAAAACCGCAAGCCAGAGAAGCGCCGCACCTATGGCCGCATCGACCTTGCGGTATCAACGCTGATGGCGATCGGGGCGATGAAGTGCGGCGAGACGACGCTGGACGTCGCAGCGATGATTGCGTGATCACGCCGCGGCACCGTCACATGCTGCTGGTCGCAGATCGTACCAGGGATGTCGACGTGATCGCCGGCGTAGTCGATAGCGTGATGGCCGAGGGCGTCACCGCAATCGAGGTCGAGACCGCGTTCCGCGACGGTGCGGCGCAGTCCTACCTGATAGTTGACAGCGACGATGTTTCGATCGTGCTTGGAATGCAGGAAATGCTCGCCGCCGTCGGCGAAGCCAACATGACGCCGGACCAGAACCGGCAAGCGTTAGCGGCTCTCTCCAGGGAATAATCAGATGCGATATGCCGTGAAATCGGCACCGCCTCCGGGTGGTGTTCCGAATACATTCGTTATGTCCGACGCCAGCATCGACCGGATGGGCGACGTGATCGAGCCGAAGGGCTGGATGCTCGATCATTTCAAGAGCCATCCGATCGCGCTGTTCAACCACGACACCGACCAGGTAATCGGCAAATGGGCCGACGTGCGCATCGAGGGCGGGCAGTTGCGCGGCGAACTTGAACTGGCCGAGGCTGGTACCTCGCCGTTGGTCGACACCGTGCGGGCTCTGGTTCGGCAGAACATCCTGCGCGCGGTGTCGGTTGGCTTCCGGCCGGTCGAAAAATCACCGCTCAACGAGGACGCCGACAAATATTACGGGCCGTTCCGTTTTACCAAATCAGAGTTGCTGGAGTGTTCGCTGGTATCCGTTCCTGCGAACCCCAACGCACTCTCCACCGTCAAATCGCTCAACCTTCCGGGCGACATCGTGGCCGAGGTTTTCTGCAAGCCTGCAGATGAAAACCGCAGCCGCACCACTGGCAAGTCTGCCAAATACCTCGCGCCACAGGGCACGAAAATGAAACCTCTCTCAGAGCGCATTGAACATGCGCAAATCGAATACAATGCCAACCAGGACCGCCTTCAGGAACTCGCCGAGCTGGATACGCTCGATGACACCGCGCAGGCGGAAATCGAGGAGCGGACGCTTAATCGCGACACCATCTCCAGGCAGATCGACACCTTGAAGAAGCTCGAAACCGGCCTCGCATCGCAGCGCGCCAGTTCCGAACAACGCATGCAGGCGCCGGCGATCATCCGCACGCCGCACGCATTGCGCAAACTCGATCCGCGCGACCACATCTATCGCGCCATGACCACGCACTTCATTGCCAAGATGCAGCAGAAGACCATCGAGGAAGTGCTGCGCGAACGCTATCCGGGCGACGAGGGTACCGGTGCGGTGCTGAAAACCGCTGTTGGTCCTGCTCTTACTACGCAGGCAACCTGGGCGGCTGAACTGGTTGGAACCGCTATTGCGGACTTCCTCAACCAGCTTCCGATCACCACGATCTACCCGCGTCTTTCTTCCAAGGGGATCAAGTTTACCTTTGGCCGGAACGGCACGATCCGGATACCTGGACGCTCGGCCACGCCGACCATCAACGGCTCATTCGTTGGTGAAGGCCAGCCGATCCCGGTGCGCAAGCTCGGGCTGACGGCTATCCCGCTGACGCCGAAGAAAATGGCGGTGATCAGCGAGTTCACCAGAGAGATGGCGCTGCATTCCACGCCGGCGATCGAGGGCGTGATCCGCCAGGCCATCAACGACGATACGGCGGTGGCGATCGACACCGTGCTGATCGACGCTGTGGCGGCCGATACCATCCGACCGGCCGGTCTACGCAATGGCGTATCCGGTCTGACGCCTTCGGTGGCTACCGCTGCGTTCGACAAGATGATTGCCGATATCAAGGCACTCATCGCGCCGATCGTTGCCGCCCGTGGCGGCCGCGACCTGGTGCTGCTCATGAACACCGCGCAATCGCTCTCGTTGTCCTGGGTGGTTACCCCGAACGGAGAGTTTGTGTTCGCGGACGTTCAGGACGGCACGCTTCGCAACCTGACGGTCATCACCTCGACCACCGTGCCCGCGGGCATGCTGATCATGCTGGACGCTTCCGAGTTCGCCAGCGTGACCGGTGACGCTCCCGAGTTTGATGTCTCCGACGTGGCAACCATCCACGAAGAAGACACCACGCCGCTGCCGATCGCGACGGGTGCCCAGGGTTCTGGCGTTCTCGCCACGCCGACACGGTCACTTTGGCAGACAGCCTCAATTGGTATTAGGATGATGGTGGACATGAACTGGACCATGCGGCGGACTTCGATGGTTAGCTGGATGACGGGAGTTACTTGGTAGTAGGACAAGATAAGTAGAACTGGACTATCGGCGGGGAGCATTTTGTTTCCCGCCAGTTTTTTAACCGATGGAGCCATGACATGGCAGACAAGCAACCCGATCTACCGACGCCGCCGAAGGGTGCCAGGATTCCGCCCGAGGCAGTAGCCGCCGCTTACGCACCGCGGGCCGCCGGCGAGGACGACGCCAGCGCGGAGGCTAACGCCAAGGTCGCCGCCGATATCGCAGCCAATGCATCGCGGCCGATCCCTGCCGAGCAACTGGTGACACAGCCTGTCGGGATGGAGGGCACCAGGGCGATGTGGGTCATCGTCGGGCCGTATCGTCATACCGTGCTGACGATGCCCGACGCGGAGGCCGAGGACGCCAAGGATAGTCACTGGGCGATTAATATGAGCGACATACCTTCTTCGTTTGATGCCGAAAACAACCCGCTTGTCGATCACGACCATGAATTGACCGACGAGGACCGCGCCTATGCGATAGAAGCGGCCAATGCCTGGGCGCAGGCGCAAGCCGACCCGGAAGAGCCCGACGAGCCTGCGCCGGAAGGTGAAACCGGGGACGCACGGCGGGAGCGTGAAATGCGCAATGAAGGCCGTCAGAAGCGCAATACGGAACGCCAGGCGAAGCGCAAGCCGCAGCGAAACGAGACCGACGAGCAGCGGCAGGCGCGCGAGAAGCGCAATAGCGACCATAACCAAAGGGCGATGCAAGGGGGCGCGCCGGCTGGTAATTACGAAACACGCGCGCCAGGCCGTCTGGCAAGGCCACAGCCCAAGACATGAACCTGCTGACCCGGATCACGGACGCCTTCCGCACCAAGGCTGCGGAGGGTGCCTACCGCGACGGTCCGTGGCTGACCATGGACGGCTGGCTGCCCGCGAGTGTCGGTAAATACATGAACTTCTGGCAGATGGGTTACGACCCGTCTGGCGGCGCCACGTCGGCAATGGTGGAAGCCTGCGTCTCGGCCTACGCACAGACGATCGCCATGTGCCCTGGCAGTCACTGGCGCGAGCAGGGCAATGGCGGGCGCGAGCGCATCACCACCTCGGCGCTGTCGCGGATCCTGCGGAGCCCGAACGATTACCAGACCATCAGCGATTTTTTATTGAATGCGGTGCGCTCGCTCTACCTCGACGGCAATGCCTACGCGCTGGCGCTGCGCAACGACCGGTTTGAGATATCGTCGCTGCACCTGATGCATCCGCGGCAATGCCAGCCACAGGTGATCGGCGGCGAGATCTACTACAAGCTCGGCGGCAACGACGTGATTGATGGCCGCATCGAGGCGCTCGAGCTCGACGAACTCAGCTATGTGCCGGCGCGCGACGTGCTGCACATCCGCCTTCATACGCCGCGTCATGTCCTGATCGGCGACACGCCGCTGACCGCGGCCGCACTGGCGGTCGGTGCCGGCAATGCCATGATGGCGCAATCGATCGCGTTCTATGGCAACCAGTCCAGGCCATCCGGTGTCCTGCAGACCGACATGGTGCTGACGCCGGAACAGGTCAACCAGTTGCGCGGCCGGTGGGACGAGCAGGCCAGGGGACTTGCGGCCGGCGGCACTCCGATCCTGACCTCGGGGCTGAAGTTCCAGCCGATCAGCGTTTCACAGGCCGACGCCCAGTTCGCCGAGGCGCAGAAGATGAGCGACCAGCAGATCGCCGCCGTGTTCCGGGTACCGCTGGCGATCATCGGCAGCGAGGCGCAGCCAATGGGCTCGACCGAAGCATTGATGAATTTCTGGATCGGCGGCGGCCTCGGCTTTGCCCTCAACCAGGTCGAGCTGGCGATCGACCGGCTGTTCGGGCTGTCCAAGGCGGTCGGCGAATATTCGGAACTCGACAGCTCGATCCTGCTGCGTTCGGCATTCAAGGACCGCATCGACGGCCTGGCCCGGGCGGTACAGGGCGGCATCTTCTCGCCGAATGAAGCCAGGGCACACGAAAGCCTGCCGGCGGCAAAAGACGGCAACGAACCCCGGGTACAGCAGCAGGTCGTCCCGTTGAGCGCATGGGACCAGGCGCTGACCAGGCCGGCGCCGGCGCCGGCATTGCCGCCGCCCGACGCCGAGGATCCCAAGGACGACAAGCCGGATCCGGAAGAGGCAAAAGCCTACGCGCGGTTCCTGTTACAGCGGACCATGGATAGCCATGCAGCTTGATCATAGCTCGATTATCGCCGCCGTCGGCGAGGTGCTGGCGACGGAACGCAATGCCAGGGTGGAGCTGGAAGCCAGGGTCGCGGAACTGATTGACGAGTACGGCAACCTGGTGCGGATGCCGGGGCCTGCCGGGGAGCCCGGCGAGCGGGGCCAGAACGGCGAGCGCGGGCCGGTGGGCGATCCCGGGCCGCGCGGGCTGGCGGGCGATATCGGGCCGCCTGGGCCGGCAGGGGAACCGGGACCGCAAGGCGAGCGCGGGCTGGATGCCTATCCCGGCGAGGCGCGGGGCCTCTGGGATGCGTCGGCGCAGTATCGGGCCATGGATGTGGTCAGCCACAACGGCAGCGAATGGCGGGCGGTGAAGGACGACCCCGGTGAACTGCCGGGGCCGGGCTGGATGCTGGGTGCCAAGGGGGTGCGGGGGCGGCCTGGGGAAAAGGGGCCGGCCGGCGAGCGCGGGGCCAGGGGCGAGCGCGGCGCCGACGGGATCGGGATCGAGGAAATGACGATTGCGGACGCCACGCTGATGTTGCTGCGCTCCGACGGCTCGGTGCTGTCCTGCGACCTGATGCCGGTGATCGAACGCTACTACCGCCAGGTGATGGCATGAGCGCGATCGCATCCACCGGGCTCGACCGCACCGTGCTGCCGGAAGCGTTGCTGCCGATCGTCAAAAGCCATCTTCGCGTCGACGGCACCTATGACGATGCCTACATCACCGACGCCATCAAGCGGGCCATCAACTGGTTTGAGCGGGTCACCAACGTATCGGTCAACCCGGTGACGTGGACCTGGTCGCCCGATGAAGCTAATTTTTGCGACAGTGTTGCAACGGTTCCGGTGTCGCCGGTGAACGATGTCACGGTTGATGTCGATGGCGACGTGACCGGAAACTACATGGTCGAGACCATGTCTACGCACGGCGTCGGCCTGTATTGCCTGGTCGGGCCATACGCCGCCGGCATGGCAGTCAGCATCCCGTCTGGTTATGCCGACGCCGACGAGCTCGACCCCGGCATTACCGACGCCATCCTGCGCTACACATCGCACCTGTACGAGAACCGCGAGATCCTGGTCGCCGGCACCGAGGCGCAATCGCCGGGCTGGATGACCGATGTCATCAGCACATACTGGTTCCCGAGGTGCTGATGCAGACCGTCTACTTCAACCGCGACTACCATTATTCGCTGCATCCGCGCCGCACGGTGCGGTTTCGCGCGGGGGTTACTTACGCTCGGGTGCTTGAAATCGCCGCGCGCGAAATCGAGCGCCAGGGAGCCGGCCGTATCGTTGCGACGCCTTCCGGTGATGCGGCCGGTTTCGACATCGTGGACGCAAGACATGCCTTCCGGCCTCGCAAGCGTTAGCGGCGCGGGCGACCTGCGCTATCGGGTGACGTTCGCCGAGCGCGACACCACGCAGGACGAGTATGGCAACGTGTCGGGCGGCTGGGTCGACCGCTTCACGGTGTCGGCCAACATCATTGCCAAGCTCGGCGGCGAGGCGGTGGACGCGGCGCGGCTGGCCGGCCGCCAGCCCGTCCTGATCCGGGTGCGCAAGTCGCCGGACACCAGGCTGATCACCACCGACTGGCGGGCGACCGACGGCGAGGGCCGAGAATATAATATCCGCACCGCGATCGACCCGCTGATCGGCGACAGCCGGCACGGGCTGTGGATCGAGATGATCGCCGAAACCGGGGTGGCGGTATGAGCTATTCCGATCCGGCGCTGGCGATGCAGAAAGGCACGTTGTCGATCATGAAGGCCGGCGAGACCGGCGCGCTGACCGGCGGGCGGATTTACGACGGCGTGCCCGGCAGCGCGGTCAAACCCTATGTGTCGTTCGGGCCGTTCCAGATGCTGCCCGAGCACGGCGACTGTCTCGATGGCGGCGAAGTGTTCATGACGCTCGACGGCTGGGCGGCCGGGCCGGACACCGTCCAGGTCAAGCAGCTCGGCGCCGCCATCGCGTCCGATCTCGACCGCGCCGAGATCGTCATCGACGGCCAGCGGCTGATCGAGCTCTCGATCGAGCAGATCCAGTACATGCGCGATCCCGACGGCATTACCGCGCACGCCGTGGTCACCGTGCACGCCTGGACCGAACCCACATGAGAGAAGTTTAGACCATGGTCTCATTCCGCGCCGGTCTGATCGCGCGCTCAGCTGCCGCTACCGGTCCAGTGATCGAAATCACCAATGCCAGCGTTTTGGAAAGCGCGGCTATTGGCACCACGATCACGACGCTGTCGGTGGCGGGAGGGACCGGTACTTATGTATTCACGCTGACCGACAGCGCCGGTGGCAAGTTCACCACCGCAGGCACCAATGGCACAAACCTGAACACCGCCGCGGCGCTGGATTACGAGACTGCGACCAACCACACCATAACGGTGTCAGCCACCAATGGCGGCGCGCCGATCACCCGCACGATCGTCATCACGGTGATTAACGTGGTCGAGGACACCACGCCGAACGCCTTCAGCTTCACCGACGTGACAGGGGCGGCGCTTTCCACTGTTACTGAAAGTAACACCATCACGGTCGCCGGGATCGACGGGCCGGCCACGATGACGATCACGGGTGGCGAATACTCAATCAACGGTGGCAGCTATGCCTCGACCTCGACCAGTGTCACGGCCGGGGCTACCGTCAAGGTGCGGGGCACGTCGTCAGCGTCGAACTCGACGGCGGTCAATGTCGTGCTGACGATTGGCGGCGTGTCCGACACCTTTACGATTACGACGCTTGCCGGTGCACCAGGCACCATTTCCACGCCGACCTTGATCTCGCTGACGACGGCTACCGATAGCGGCAGTTCATCCACCGACAACATCACAAATAACACAACGCCCGATCTCAACGTCGACTGGGGCGTTGATGTGCCGCTTGAAAACGATGTCATCGAGGTTCGCGTTGGTGGGGTCCTGCTCGTGTCGCACACGGTTACGGGCTACGAAGAGGGGACAGGAATTATCGCGTTGTCCACGCCACTCGCGAGTGGCAGCAATTCAGTGACCGTCACGCATAAGCGCGGGGCGTCCACCAGCAGTCCGTCAAACGCACTCGTCGTTGTGGTGGACCCGACAGCGCCGGTACTGACTTCGGCTGGTGGCGTGCTGCTCGCGCCGACGACGGCGACACTGTCGGTGACGACCAACGAAGCGAACGGCGTGCTGTACTACGTCGTTACGGGCAGCGCGACGTTCCCCACCGCTGCACAGGTCAAGGCGGGGCAGAACAATACCGGCGCGGCGGCGATCTATGCCGGATCGCAAACGATCTCCGCGACCGGCGCGAAGACTGCAACGGCGACCGGCATCACACCGGGCACGCGCTATGCCTATTACATGCATGAGGATCTGGCGGGCAACCAGTCCAGCGTCACTCAGGCGACATGGGTGCAGGCGGGGACGAGCATTACTTGGGACCCGGCGAGGAAGGTCGCTGCAATTACGTTGTCAGCCGACAAGCTGACGGGATCGATCTCAGCCAGTACGTTCTACGCAGGTATGCTCGGCAGCGGTAGCGGGCGGTCCACCGGCAAATACTATTTTGAATTGACCTTTGCCGCTATGAACCCTGACGGGCAAGGCGTCGGTTTTGGTAATGCCAGTGCAAATCTGGCTGCCCTTGGCGGCGGGCCTGACCTTAACAGTATTTGCTGGCGGGGAGCTGTCTACATAAACAGTTCCAACATCGCGACCATTCAGACATTTGCGCCCGGTAACACCGCAGCGATAGCCGTCGACCTCGATGCAAAGCTGATCTGGTTCCGGCACAATGCCAGTCTGAACTGGAATAACAACGCGGCAAACAATCCAGCGACAGGCGTCGGAGGCATCAGCTTTGCGACGTTGAATGCCGGGCCGTATTTCCCGATGACAACACTGGAAATAACTGGCGATACCTTTGTGGGGAATTTCGGGGACAGCGCCTATGCGATGACACCTCCAGCAGGCTTCGGGAACTGGTAGCATGAGCATCCTGAGTTTCGACACTCCCGCCAGACTGAACGCGAAATCGCCGTGGATGGCCGCGCCGGATATCATTGCATTTTCGAGAGACGATCCGCCGATCATTCCCGGCAACATCGAGACCGGGACGTTCAGCGGCAATGCCTATGGCACATGGTTTCAGCGGACCAATCCGGTCAGCGGCGTGCTGGAGTGGTGTATGCCAATCGGCATCAACCGCACCGAGGTGCGCTACTCCGACAAGCCTAATCCGCTGGGTTATCTCGACAAGATGGCGCTGCGCAACATCGCCAACTACACAGTGAGCGGCGCAACCAAGCAGGCTGTCTATTGTCGTGACGAGAGCATTGGACAAGGTGAGACACATTCGCCCGGCAGCGAGTACATGCTCACGCAGCGGCACACGATTTACATAAAATTGGCGGCGGTGCCGACGAACGGCGATGTCATTACGATTTCGAACAGCGCGCCAAAAACGTTCCTGCCCTTCACGTTCACCTACAACGACAAGATGATCCGCGCGAGCGGCATTCAGGTCAACATGGTGGGACAGCGTCCCAACGACACCCTGCGTTACGGATACCTCGCCATGCGTATTCCCGGCGGGGCCAACCAAGGCACTGTCGATTTCATCAACACCTACGGCAAGACCAGCTTCCAGATACTGAACAGCGCCAAGGCGACGGTGTACACCGGCAGCATCGTGCAACGTTGCAGTGCTGCAAAGGCCGTCGGGGAAGGCTATGACAACGGTATCGACGTCGCCGACATGTCGCATGGCTTCTCGGTGACGGGGATTTCCAAGGCCACGACGGCATTGGTGACGTGTGCCGGTCATGACTTCGTTGTCAACGACAGGGTGCGATTTGCTGGCATCAACGGCATGACGGAGATTTGTGATTTCGAATTAATCCCGCCGGGCGGCGAAGGGTACTGGATCGGACTGAAGGTAATCGCTCCCGTTACTGCGGGAGTGAGTTTCACAATCGATCTCAACACAACCGGCTACACGACATTTGCCAATACGACAAATTTCGCGACGGCGCTCGGCGGCATCAACAACAAAGTGTTCAAGTGTTTCAACACCAACCGCGCGGGCACGTTTGTGTTCGGGCTGGATTTCAGCGGTTGGACGCCATCCACCAGCGGGACGCATTACATCTACATTCCCGGCTACGGTATCAGCGACCCCTTTCTCATTCAGTCGAATGCGTGGGCGATTGCTGCGGGGAAGTCACATCAAGGCCTGTTCAATCTTCGGCTTGGCTGCGCGGTCAACTCCACTAACGGCTACTCGCGCGGTGTTGCAGTTGCCGACGGCGTCAATGGATGCACCAACTATCAGAGCAAGCTGGTCGCCACGTTCTGCTCGGAAGGCGGGTCGGCGTATTATCCTGCGGGGGGTACGATTGCCACTGCGGGCATGGGGGCATATGCCGATCATGGCACGCTGACGCTTTCCAGTATGACTTGTCCGGCGGGGACGGTGCTGGCTACGACCACTGTCCCGCACGGCATTCCGAACGGGACTGATTTTGCCATTCAGCCGATTGGCTTTACCCCTACTCTTTACAACACCGTTCAGGGTGGAAACTTTACCGCAGGCATCGCCCGCTCGACCGGGACGAACACGTTTACTTGGGACATGGGCGGTCAGGTCCTTGCTGCCGCCGATGTTTCGGTGGGCAAGGTTCTAACCGGTTTTGTTACATCGACACGAACCGGCACGAAGGCCGCCGTGCAGGACGCGGGCGACAACGACGACCTCGCTGTTGATCATTTTCCCGGCTATCATCTTCTCGCGCTGGCATTTCGTAATATCCCGCAAGCGTCGCGCGTCACGCCCTACACGGTGCCATTGTCAACGACGCTGCTAAACCCAACACTGTTTGCTGGCACCGACGACAAGCCGCCGCTGTTCCATGAGTTGTTCTGGTATGCCGATCAATACCGGCAGGGGCAGTTGGGAAGCGGCGCGGTATGGGGCGGCACGGGCTACGGGAAATTTGAGAGCCAGGTAGCTGATTATCCCGAGACCATCGACAAGTATCACGGGACGAATGCTTATGGCTCGTTGACGGGACAGACTGTCATGGCGTTCGCCTATGCGCCGGATCATCTGACCACGATGATGTACGCCGGTCTCGCCGCGCAGCTTGCACAGATTGCCTATGACTACGGCCTCACCACGCTGGGGGACACCTACAAGGCGTCGGCCATTGCCGCCTATGCGTGGGCGGACAGCCTCATGAATAATGTCACGACGCGAAACACTTACTACAACGGCACGCTCAACCTGCAAGCCAAAATGGGATGGACAACGACCCAGTATAATCAAGCCGTTCAAGTGCTCACTGATCGCGCGTTACCGGAGAAGTTTCATGCTGCTGCGTCGCTGTACCGCCTGCTTAACGGGCCGGTGTCGGGGCAGGCGTATGGCGACACCCTTGAAAAGAAAACGCTCAGCATCTTCGACCCGCTATCGTCGGTGGCCTTCGGTGGCTCCGGTTACGCCGTCAATGACTTCATTACAATAACAGCCACAGGCTCGACGGGCGTCGATATCAATGCAGTGGTGATGGTGACTGCCGTCAGCGGTGGTGTGATCACAGCCGCCCGGCAAGTCACCATAGGGCAGTACACGACAACCAAGGCAAACCCGATAGGACAGGGCAGCACGACTGGATCGGGGACGGGAGCAACGTTCAACTTCAGCTCCCTGCCGTTCTGGCAGTTGTATCTGGGCGCTACGCGAGGGTGTGTCGAGTATGCCGCCACTCCGGGGTGCAACGCGACGATCAAGGCGGCGATGGTGCTGCCCGCAAATTACGACAACGGAAACCCGGCAATCAACCTGAACTCCGCGATGGGCTACATGGGGATGTACTTCGATGTCGTCCCTGTTCCGGCGCGGATCGGTATGATGGATCTCGCCTCTCCTGAGAAAGCAATCACGGCGCATATGCTGTATGTCTTGGCAAACACAGCGGCTGCGCCGGGCGCGCGAAGCTCGAACTATCTGAAGATGATGCAGGCGGGCGCATCGGCCCAGATCGGGGCGAACTTCGCCAACAAATCATTCCAGACCGGGACCGGCTTCCGGTCGTTTACCGCCACGCTGCACGAAGACGCTTTCAAGTACGGCGCTCCGACGCCCGATGGCATTATTGCCTTCGGCTATCAGGGATACGCCAAGGCGCGCATGTTCAATAACTTTAGAGGTATCGGAGACGTCGGCGGAGATGGCACACTTCTCATGAACTCCGACAACACCAGCGGTCTTTACGAAGGGGCCGCCACACCGGGGTCAGCCAAGATGTGGAACCCGTGGCGGCTCGGCTCGTCGTTCTGGGAATGGCAGCCGGAAAACCGGCTGATCATTTACACGTCCGAGTTTGGCTTGATGGTTCAATGCAACACGATTTCCACGCAACTGTACCTGCACGGCTGGGACGGGAACACCTGAACCCGAATATCGACTGAAACTGCCTGACCACCACCAACCCCGTTCTCGATTTCGAGAGCGGGGTTTTTTCATTGGAGCAACGACAATGACCCAAGCCACCACCTATCCCTTCAGCAAGTTCCTGGTGAAGATCGGGGACGGAGCCGCGCCCGAGGTGTTCACTGATCCCTGTGGCCTGACCTCAAAAGGTTTCACGCGGACTGCCAACCTCAACGACACGAACATTCCCGACTGCGACGATCCCGATGCGCCGTCCTGGCTCGGCCGCGATGTCGTTTCGTACCAGGGCGCGATCGCCGGCGAGGGTGTCGTGGCGGAGGAGAGTTTTGCGACGTGGGAAGACTGGTGGAACGCCGGCGAAACCCGCAACGTTCGCATCGAACTTGGCAACCCTGTCGAATACGCCTGGATCATGCCGGCGAAATTGCAGGAATTCACCATCAACGCCGAGCGCGGCAACAAGGTGCAGATGTCGGTTGCCATCGTTTCCGACGGGGCCGTTGTTCCCGAGGTAATTCCATAATGTCGAGCGAGGACGGTTCGGTTACGCTCGAATTCGGCGGTGAGGAACACACGTTCCGCATCGCGTTCGGGCAATGGCGCGAACTGCAGGAGAGCATCAACAAGCACCGGCTCGAAATCGGTGAGCCAGTGCTGGGACCGATGGGCTTGTTGCGCGCCATGCTCGACGGCAACGCCTGGCCGCACGATGTGCGCGAGGTGATACGGCTTGGCCTCATCGGTGGCGGGATGAAAGCCGACCGCGCGCTCGTCCTGGTCAAGCGCCACGTCGAGGGTCGGGCCTATTTCAACAGCATGCCTGCCGCGCGCACCGTGCTGCAGTTCGCGATGTTCGGACCGCCTGACGACCCGGTGGGAAAAGAACCGACGCCGGCGACACCGGACGAGACGGCGAATTCGGACCCATCCGGTGCTCTGAATACTACGGGCTCGGTGCTGCAATAGGATTGAAGCCATGGGAAGTCGACCTCTGTTCGTTCTGGCAATTCGGCGCGGCGGTCGATGGCTGGAACAGGGTACACGGCGCTGAGCCGAAACCGGAAGCACCGAGCGATGCGGAATTCGATGCGATGGTCGAGGCATCCGCCGAGGCTGAGGCGCACAAGGGTCTGATGAATGGCAAGGGCACCTAACAAGAGCGTCATGGCGTTTCGCAAGCTGACGGTGGATCTGCAGCGCGACATCTATGCCGACGCGCTCGCCGAGCTCAACGCGCAAGCAGCGTCCCTGGTCGGCGTGATGGCATCCGCGGTGAAGCATGGGCCGACCGGCGAGCTCGCCAAATCCCTGCGCATCGAACCAGGCAAAAAATCAACTGTCGTGGTCATCAAGGCCGGCGGGCCGACCACGACGCGCCAGGGCGGCGGCGGCAAATCCTATGACTACGCACGCGCGGTCGAATTCGGCACCGAGCACGTCGCCGCGCAACCGTTCTTTTTTCCTAGTTACCGCCTGATGAAAAAGTCAATGCGCTCGGCGATGCGGCGCAAGATCACCAAACGCATCAAAGAATATTCAGCAGAGTAACCCATGGCAGACACCGCAGCCCTAGTCGTCGCGCTCTCGGCGCAACTGACCAAATTTGAAAAGGATATGCAGAAGGCCGGCATCATGGCCGAGAAGGCGGCCAGCGATGTCGAGGACAAGTTCTCGAAAATCAACCCGTCAATCAAAACGTCGTTCCTCGGAAATTTCTTCGCGAACGTAGTCGACAAGGCTATTAACGCCGCGGCCGAGGCGATGCGCAAATTGATCGACCGGTTTAGTGATCTGCAAAAAACCGCCGAATATGCCGGCACATCGCTGCAATGGCTGTATGGCGTGCAAGCGGCCGGCGCGAAAGCCGGGGCCTCGATCGAGGACATGAACAAGGCGGTTGCCGCGCTCGCCGAACAACTCGACACCATGAAACGCGGCGGCGAGAATTCGCTCACCAAACTGTTCGACGCCAACCCGCAATTTCTCAAGGGCATGAACCGCGAAGCTATGACGCTCACCGACACTATGCGAGTGGTCGGCAACATCATCGCAAACCTTGACAACCAGGTGCAAAAGGTTCGGGTTGCCGAGGCACTCGGCATGCCGGCCGGCGCGGTTCAGGCACTCAAGGATGGCGGCGACGCATTCGTGAAGATGTCCCAAGCCGCCGCCGCCGCCGCGCCAAACATCGACAACGCGGTCGAGGCAACCAGGAAACTAAAAGATACCTGGGCGGCGTGGATCAAAGACCTCGGCAGCGATTGGGCGGAAAAGGCGCTTGAGGGTTTCAAGAAACTCGCCGCAGTCGCGCTGGCAATTACAGAATGGGAACAGTCGCTGTTTCATGGCGGCCCGTTAGAGGCGGCATCGGGGCGCGAGCTCGCGCGGTGGCAGGAAATCAACCGCATCCTCAACGAGAGCAAAAAGTCGGTGACCTCGGGACTGACACAGGTCGAGGTCACCGGCGGCAAGGGCAAAGCCAAAGACCCGTTTGGGCTCGGCGGCGGCGGCGCCAAGGAGGCCGACGAATTCGAGCGCGCCAACGACCAGATCACCAAGCACATCGCGCTGATGAATGCCGACACCAAGGCGGCCGGCGCGAACGTCTATGAAAAGGAACGCTTGCGCGCCGAGGCGGCGCTGATGGAAGGGATGCGGCGCAAGCTCAATCTCGCCGAGGGTGAGGCCATTACGCTGACGGCAGAACAGACCGCGAGGATTGCGGCGCAAGCCGACGCCGCCGGTCGCGCGGCGCAAGCACTCGCCGAGGCAACCTTCAAGGTCGGGCAAATCAACGCGGCGAGCCAGCAACTCGGCTCGGCGATTTCCTCCGCGTTTGCCGATGCCATCGTCGAGGGCAAAAAACTCAACGAGGTGCTGGACAGCCTGGTCAAGACCTTGCTCAAGGCGGCGATCAATTCGAGCATCATGAGCCTGTTCACGCCAGGCGCCGGTGGCGGCACGGCGCCGTTTGCGAAAATGCTTGGCTTTGCCGGTGGCACCAACTCGGCGCCGGGCGGCATGGCGCTGGTCGGCGAGCGCGGTCCCGAGATTGTCAATCTGCCGCGCGGCTCGCAAGTGATCCCCAATAATGTCGCGCGCAATATGGGCGCGGGCGGCGACACTCAATATTACAATTTCAACGTTGCCGGCGATGTCTCGCAATCGACCATCGACCGGCTGCAGCAGGCGGTGGTCGCCGCGCACCGCAAGGCCGATGGGCTGGCCAGGGTGGTGACCTCGACGCGGCGGCTGCAGGCAACGGGGGTAGGATGACGACATCGGATTTCCCGCGCGGCCTGCTCCGCGAGCGGTCGCATTCCTGGAACCTGGTCGGCGTTGCCACCACGCCGGGACAGAACGCGCAGAACGTGGCCCCGATCATCCGCAGCGATGGCGGCGGGTTCTGGTCTTGCGTCATGAGCGACGTGTCGCTGTCCGGGGTCAAGGGCGTCAAGGCGCATGACCGGCAGCGGCAGCGCATCGCCACGCTGCTGTGGCGCGCGGTGCGCCAGATCTGCGACGGCGGCGTCAATAACATCGTGGTGCCGCGCAACGACGCCCTGTTTCGGCCGTGGCCGTTCCAGGCCACATCCGGGGGAGTTGCCGGTGGTCCTGCCGGCGTTCCGCATAGCGACCTCGCGATGTTTTCCGATGACGCCGGTTATTACCAGTCGATGATCGACGTCACGGTTGCCGCCGATGCGGCGTTGCGCGCCACTGGCCTGGCGATCCAGTTGAACTGGTGCGGCGGCCTGATGGGCGGTGAAAGCTTTTCCATCCAGCATCCGACGTTCGGCTGGCGGCTCTACGAGATCGCCACCGTCACCTATGACAGCGATACAGCGGCGCGCATTACCTTCATGCCGCCGCTGCGCGAGGCGGTCAGCGTTGGTACCCCGCTGGAATTCGACCGGCCGCGTTGCGTGATGAGGCTGGCGCGCACCAGTTCGATGGACCTCACTGTGCAGCCCTGGACATTCAACAACGCCAGCGTCGATTTTATCGAGGCACCGCCGCAATGACGTTAAACGATGATGAACTCGCGGCGCTGCAAAGTGGAGCTACCAGGATCGGAGTATTTTTCCGGCTCGATACTGATCCGATCGTGCGGATATGGCTCGGCTTTGGCGACATTGCGTCAGGCGTCAATACCTATGATCCCTCGGGTGCGCTGTATCACGGCTTTGGCGAAATCCAGAACCTGCCGGTGTTTCGGCAATTGATCAACGGTTCGGCCGAGCGGGTTGATTTTACTATTTCAGGTGTGAGCGGCGAAATTCTTTCGGTTGCTTCCGGCGGCGATCCTGACCAGGTCAAGGGCAAACGGGTGGCGTTCGGGTTTGCACTCATGGATCAAGCCTGGGTCATGCTCGGCGCTGTGAAATGGTGCGCCAATTATACCGCGGATTATCTCGCGATCGAGCAGGCGCTGACCGGCGACCCGGCGCAGCCGGTCGTGCGCACTATCAGGTTGTCGTGCGGCACGCTGTTGACGGCGCGGCGGCGGCCGGCACTGTCGTATTTTTCTGACCAGGATCAGAGATCGCGTTCGCCGGGTGACCGGTTCTGCGAACGAACGCCGATCTATTGCACGGGGTTCAATAAGTCATGGCCGACCTTCCCAGCTTGAGCGATTACCTGGCCGCGATGGCGGGCAGGCGCTGGCGGCCGGGCGTGCTCGACTGCGGCGTGTTCATGGCCGACTGGGTGTGCGCGGTCACCGGCATCGATCCGATCGCCGACGTGCGCGGCAGCTATACCACCGAGCGGCAGTTCTTGCGCATCCTGCGCCGGGAAGGCGGCTTTGAACAATCCTGTGCCCGTCGGCTTGCTGCTGTCGGCTATGTCGAGACTTCGCGGCCTGGCGCCGGCGACATTGTCACGGTGCTGGCGCCGTATGCGGTCAGGCGCGGAAAAATACAACAACGGCCGACCGGCGCAATCGGCGTCGACCAAACGCGGCGGGCGGTGATGACATCGGATCTCGGCCTGGTGATTGCGCCGCTGCCAACGCGCAGGGCTTTTACATATGGCTGAAACCGTTGGGCTGTTGATCATAGGTGCCGCAGGCGCCGGCGAGATCGGCGGCATCGCCGGCCTAGGCACGCTTGCCGGCACCACGGTTGCCGGCTTCAGCCTGGCCTCGGTGGTCGGCGCCACCGCAATTATCGGCGTCTCGATCGGGTTGCAATATGCGCTGTCAAAGCCGCAGGTGCCGAAACCGGAGCAGGGATCGCAGGCGCTGAAACAATCGGTACCGCCGCGTATTCGCGGTTATGGCACTAATCGGCTGGCTGGCTATTACATGCTGTTTGAGGCGGGCGGATCGCCCCCGGCGGTTTCCTACGACGTGGTGGCGTTTCACTCAGGGTCGATTACCTCGATCGGCAATATCTATTTGTCGGACGATCCGGTGTTTCTCAATATTGATATCAACTCAGGTGGCACTGCCACCGTCACCGGCACCGGCGCCGGCGACGAGCGGTATGTCGGTCTGGTCCTGATCGAGGCGCGGCTCGGAGCGGCATCACAGGCGCCATTGAATATGTTGACCACCGATCCCCGAATTTCAGATGTGTGGACCCCGGCGCATCGCGGCGACGGTATCGCCTATGTTGGCCTGGCGTGCGCAGGCATGCCTGATGCGTCTGTATTTACAAGAGTCTATCCGCGCAACAAGCCGGAAATTTCGGTGGTGGCAAACTGTTCGCCATGCCTGGACCGGCGTGATGGCCTGGTGAAATTTACCACCAACCCGGTAATACAGTTGATGGACTATCTGACCCGCGTCGACGGCGGCATGGGGCTGGATTATGACACCGCGATTGCGCCGAACCTTTCGCAATGGCTCAACGAGGCTAATGTCTGCGACGAGGTGGTGGCGACCGCTAGCGGTGCGCTCGAGCCGCGTTACGCCTCACATGGCTGGTTTGAATTCGGCAATGCGCCAGAGAACGTCATCGGCTCGTTGCTGACGACCTGCGACGGCTGGCTTGCCGAGGCCGGCGACGGTTCATTGACATTGACGGTGGGAAACTATCGAGAGCCGACTGAGCCGCCGCTGACCGAAAAGCACATCATGGGGTTTGCGCTCAATTACGGCCAGGCCGACGAGGAACTGGTCAACCAGCTGGACATCACGTTTACCGATCCGTCCGCGCGCTACGTCTCGGTGCAGACCGAACCCTGGCGCGACGAGGAAATGATCTCACAGGCCGGCATCGTGCGCGCCAAAACAATGGACCTGACCTGGGTTCAATCCAACTCGCAGGCGCAACGGCTTGCCGATCGCGCCATGCAGCGGCTCAACGCATTGATGACCGGCAGTTTCACCACAACGCTTTATGGCCTGCGATATCTCGGCAAGCGATGGGTCAAGCTGCAGTATCCGTTCATCTCTGGCTTGCAGGATTGCGTGGTCGAAATCCAGGGCGCCGAGGTGGATTTGCTGGGCGGTACGATCGTCTGGCAGTTCCTGCGCATCCAGCCTGATTTTATCGAAGCCTACGACCCGGAGACGGACGAGGGTGCGCCGCCGGTGGTACCGCCGATCGCCAACACCGCAGCGCTGCTGCACGAGGATGCTTCGTTCTATATCCGCGAGCACAATTCCACGTATATCCGCGAGGACGCATGACCGGCAAGATAAGCGAAGATCCCGACCGGACACCTGACGGATCGGAAAAGATTGCCGCCGCCGCCGCCGGTAGCAACTGGGGCATTCTCCTCAGCACGATTGCGGCCTGGCTGGCATCGCTGCCGCAAACGCTGACCGGCAAGAGCATCAGCGCCGGCAGCAATACCATTTCCAGTCTTGTGACAACCAACTTTGCGGCCGGCGTCATCGACGCCGACGTGACGCTGGCGGCCAACAGTGACTTGAAAATTGCCACGCAAAAGGCGGCCAAGGCTTATGTGGACGCACACATCGGTAGCGGTGGCGTGACGCCTGCTGCCCTGACGCGAGCCAGCGATACCAACGTCACCCTGACGCTGGGCGGCACGCCCAGCATTGCGCTGTTGCAGGCAACCAGCATCACGGTGGGATGGAACGGGACACTGGCGCCGGCCCGCGGCGGGTTTGGCGCGGACATCAGCGCGCAGTCGGGTGTTCCGCTGTTTGCGTCTGGCGTTCCGACATTTACGGCGACAAACGGCACAGGCAACTTCGTTCGTGCCACGTCGCCTACACTGGTGACGCCTAATATCGGCGTTGCGACAGCCAACAATGTCAACGTCACAAGCTCTGCCATTCCGGCCAATGGCATGTATTTGCCCGCCAGCAATGTGGCGGGGCTTAGTTCCAACTCAACCGGCATGTTCCAGATTTCACAGCCGGGAGGCCTGGGGAGGGCGGGCGCTTTTTGTTTTCTCCTGATAGCGACAGGTGGCAATGTCGTTGCCTTCAGGGGGCCAGGTACAACCGGGCTAGCGGGCGCGTTTGATTTCTGCACGTCGGCCGATATTCAGTGCGGCTCCATCAACATCGATCAGAGCGCGCATACCACAACTTTCAATACATCGTCAGACGAGCGCGGGAAAACCTACCGCCAGCCGCTGGCGCTGGAGGACGCGCGTGACACGATTTGCGCCCTCCAGGTGTGGGACCACGATGATGAGCGCAATTTGATCCAGGGCGTCGGGTTGCTGGCGCAAGAGGCCTATTCAGTGCTGCCCCGCATGGTTACGCAGGGGGACAGCAACGAAGGGCTGGAGTTGAGTAGCTCAACCACGGAATTATGGATGACCGACTTAAGCAAGGCCGTCCCCTATCTGATCGCGCACTGCCAATTGTTGCAGCAAGAAATTGACGCGCTGAAAGCTCAAGTAACAACCGAGAAGGTAGCTCTACAATGACGCAGACAGCGGCCGAGGTTTATCGCGATTACGAAACCACAGGCGTTCCGGCGAGTGGCCCGCACAAGCCGATCAAGGCGGAAATTCGCGCGTTGCTCGGCATGTATGAGTCGCTGTTCGGTTCGGTTGGCCTCGGCTATGCGACGCGGGCGCTGCTGTATGCCGACCTTAACCACGCCGCCAACACGCTGGCGATCGTCTACGCCGACCCGAACCCGGCCTATAACGGCATCTACCAGAAATCCGGCGCCAGTGGTTCGGGTTCGTGGGCGCGCGTCGGCGATACCCCGAACGATGTCATTCGCCTTACCGTCACCGGAGGCACCGCCAATAACATCCTGGCGACCTCGTTCGAAACCCCGACTGTTCCCGGCGACAAGCTCTATCTGCTGACGCCGACGATTGCCAATACCGGACCGACCACGATCAACGTCAATGGATCAGGCGCTTTCGAAATACGAAACGCGCTCGGGGCATCGCTTGCCGCCAATACGCTGTTGCCCAACATTCCGGTGCTGATGGTGTGGCAGGTCGACCACTATCACGTTATGGTTTCGATGCCGGTGGATGCCACCGGTGTTCTTGATGACGTGCTGGCTGCTGCCGATGCGGCGCAGGATTCTGCCGATGCGGCAGCGGCGGCAGCGGCTGCGCTTGGCAATCAGGTGCACCAGTACGACACCCGCGCGCAGGCAATAGCGGCGACTATTCCGGTCGGCGTCAAGGCCATCAAAATCACGCGGTTCGCGACGACATCTCCGCTGGCATATGCAACATATATCCCGGTCGGCGCGGGCGGCGGCCCGATGGCATTCCAGGAAGCAGGCGGCCATTGGTGGCAACTCGACATGAGCGGGCCGACCACCGACGCGGCGTGGTTCGGGGTTGACGGCCTGGGCGCCGACTATACCGCGGCGTTGCAAGCCATCATCGACGCGCTGCCCGCAGAAGGCGGCGAGATCATTCTGCAAGGCCGTGTGAATTTCACAACGCTTGATCTGCATGGCAAGGATTTTATCAGGTTCAGGGGCGTTCAGGGTGCCGGGCAGGGAGCGGGCGCGGATCAGCGGGCGATGTTCTACTCCACGGCGGGGGCCATAGGTGCCGACAATCCGGCGATCAATTGCCGAGGCACTAACAACGCCAGTTTTCACGGGTTGCAGATGGGTAATCTGAACAGCGCGTTCAATGGAACGTTTATAAGCTACGGCAGCAGTGCCGTGGTCACGCCCGGCACCGACGCTATTTTCATGTGCATTGAGGACTGTACGCTTTTTTCCTACGGCGCGTCGTCGGTTCTGCTCGAGCTTCACGGCGCGACAGACGGACGTTTTATCGGGGTTCATTTTTTCGGTCCTGGCATTCACGTTCACATGCAGCAGATTGCAGCCGTTGGGTTCGTCAACGGTCATGTGTTCATCAATTGCATCTTTCGCCCCGGCACGCAGCATCCGATCAACGGATCGTGCGAAGCTGTCAGTTTTGTTGGATGTGTGTTCGAGGCGGGGACTGACTTAAAGCCGTGGGGCATTATCACCAGTTCAAGTCAGCCGTTTTTTGGTCTTACTATTTCCGGATGCTGGTGGGGCGATGCGTCCGCCGCCGGCGAATGGATCGTCGCTCAATGGGGCAGCGGTCTGACGATTACAGGTAATCGTTTCGGCGGCAGCGCAGGCTCGATTGCCATCGACATCGGCGGTGCAGGCTTGGTGAGTGGCGACCCCCAACAAAGAGGGGTTCGCGGCGTTCATATCTGCGGCAATTTCTTCGAGTCGTTCGCTGCTGCCATTAACTTTTCCGGCGCGATCGCCAACAAGACCAATGTCAGGGGCGCGGTGGTTGGAGGCAATAGCATCACGACCGGGGCGCTATTAGCCAATTCCAGCACGGCAGAACAAATGGTGCTGCTGCCCAACAGTGTCTATGGATCATCTGCTTCCGGCGGCGGCTCGCACTTTGCGCTGCTGGGCTTGCCTACCTACGCCAACCGGACGGCAGCGGTGGCGGCGGGAATGACGACAGGGCAGGTTTACTGGTCCTCCACGGTTGGTCCCGCCGACAACTTCACACTGTGCATGGTCTGATGACCGAACTCCGGTCGTGGCTGCACGCCAACGCGACGCGGTGATTGCATGAGTGCCGTAAGTGGGTGGGTTAAGGATAATCAACCGCTGGCGATTGCTCTGCTGGTGCAGGCGATCATCGCTGGCGCGTATATGGTCAACCTTGAAAGTCGGGTCTCTACCCTTGAGGTGCGGGGATCGCCGCATCTCTCCCTGATAGACAACCGCTTGACAGTGCTGGAGAGCAAGACAACGGCCGTCGAGGCGGCAATGGATCGCGTCAAGGACAAGCTAATTCCCAAATAGGAGGCAATCATGTGGAAGGCTCTTCTGATTGTGCTGCCGCTGGGCGGCTGCCTGACGCTCGAAGACCGGCGCGTGCTGGACGACTACATGCTGCGCACCTACAGCCGTTCCGATGTCGACGCCATCAACGCCGCGGCGCAGTGCAAGCTACTGGCGCGCAACCTGGTGCAGGTATCGCGCTGCGAAACGAGGAGGTAGCCATGGCGATTCTAGTGAGTTTTTTGAATCTGTTGCTCTACATCGCCATCATCATCTTCGTGGCGTTCGTCATCCTGTGGGTGCTCACCTCGTTCATGGGCATTGCTATCGACGCCAACGTGCTGAAATGGGGCAAGGTCATTGTCGGGCTGTTATGCCTGATCGCCGTGGTAGTGTGGCTTGCTGGCGTGATCGGAGGTGGCACCGGGTTGCCGCACTTTCTTCCTATCCGATAGCAGGAAGAGCCGGGACCGGCTGGAGGTAGCGCCACCGCCACCGCCCGGTCCACCGTCTATTTGTCTTGGTTGTTAAGGTCAACCAGCCACGCTGCGATATAGCCGATGATAAATCCGGCGAGGCAGCATGCCACCATGGTGTAAACCCACGATGGCATGCTGTTACCCCACGAAGTAACTACGCGATACGGAGCTGCTGACCCTGACGGCGCTTACGCATCGCCAGACCACCGACGCCAGCGAAGCCCAAGATCATCATAACCCACGAACTTGTCTCCGGAACTGCTGCAATCTGCGGGGCTACGTCGATCCTGAAATGTTCGAAGTCAGTGATGTGACCGTTCGCGGAAACGAACAGGTCCAGATCCCAGATGCTCTCGCCATTGATGGCTTTGAAATCAAATCCGCTCTGGCCGTTGCCGAGTGTGTAACCGCCACCCCCAAGTCCTGCCACACCTCCTGCAAGGTTGGTGTAGTTGAAGGTCTTGAAGGTGCCGTCCGCCTCCAGCGCGGTGACGCGGAAGAACACTTGACCGTCACCCTTCAGACTAAAGATGTCTCTGTTGATACCAAGCTGGGTCAGGTTGGTCTTGTCGAAAACCGTGATATCCAAATCCCTCGTGTTCACGATTTTGATGTCGTTACCGTTGGCAGAGCCGGAAAAACCCTGACTGGCAGAAACGTCGAAGAAACGAACGACTTCGTCATTCTGTCCATTCAGCTTGCCAAGGATAAGCTGGCTGCTGGCAATGCTAGAGAAGATAACGTTGTTGCCGGTGCCGCCTTGGCCGGTGGTATCCAGAACAATATCGGCCTGCGCCGCCCCGGACAATGCGATTAACGCGGTGGTAGCAAAAAGTAGTTTTCTCATAGATAACTCCTGCAGGAAGTTGGTGCGGAATGCACCGCGAAGCGTCACTCAGTGGTGCTTGGCGGTGAATTCTGTGGGTGCAGCAATTGAAGCCGTTCGATCT